CTGCTTCCGGGTCTTCGGGTGTTCCATTTTCACTCTCCTTCGGTTTGTTGATAAAGCTCCCAATATGACCCCCGAGCAACGCTCGGGAGCCATGGTGGTGCTCTATTTTTCCTCCATCCACCGGCGGCCTCGCTCGCATATCCTTCCCATCATGAATGCGGTCTGGATCAGGTCGATGATCTCCGCCGGGTCCTTCGGCAGGTCTCCAGGGCTCTTGATTCGGCGCCCTGGGCCGGTCAGCCAGTCAAGGTAGTATTCCAACGACCACGCTTCCTCGTCCCGCGGCGCGGCCCACGTCATGTCAAGGTTGTTCAGAGTCACTTTTCGTTCAGTTTTCAACATGTTCGTTCTCCTTTGGTTTGTTACTTCCTGAGCTTCCTGCGTGTTGCGTTCTTGACCCTCCGACACACCCCCTTGGGGTCAATGCCGTGGTCTCCGAGTCTTTGGGCAAACTCGCCAACGGACAGGTCCTGCTTCGCTGAGTTGCAAGACAGGCAAGCGGTCACGAGATTCTCAGCCTCGTTGCCACCGCCCAAGACTCTAGGCACGACGTGATCAAGCGTCAGACGCTCGTCCAGGTCTGCCGCATGTCGCTCGCAGTACACACATTCAAAGCGGTCTCGTGCATAGATGCGGTGCCGCTTTTCCTTTCGGATCCACTTGCTAGGCATATCTCCACTCTCCTACGGTTTCGGGTATCTCTTCAAAACTGGGCTACCATGCCCAGCGACCGTACGAACCCACGGATGCCCTCCTGTGAGAAACGGTCTCGATTTGAACCCTAGACAGTATCGCTTTGCGCTTCCTGCCGCCGTTACAGGCCCCTTGGACCCTCGGGTCAGTCACCGCCGTGGCGGAACCCGCTATGTGAGAACCATACTGCATGAAACCGTATACAGTGTCAAGCTCTTACATGTATACCCATCAGGACCGCATAAACAAAGGACTTGCGGCCATTGCCAGTCTTGAAGGCTCAAAAAAAATGCAGTCTTGGGGCAGGATTCGGCGCAAACCCTTGCCCCATATGCAAACTCTCTTGCTAGACTACCTCCAGACTTGGCCCGGACGGCGGTTGCGCTTCCAAGCCCGCGGTTCGTGGTTTTTGCACTAACGCCCAACCAAACGGAGGCCACATGACCATGAAACTCCCAGCACCCCTTGACCCACCCAAGACACCAGGCAGGCTGACACCTGCGCAGGCGGCATACCTCAACGCCATCATGGCCCTAGGCGCAGAAGCAACGCAGGCGAAGGCGTGCAAGGTCGCAGACATCGCCAAGTCTACCGTCAGAGTTTGGCGCTGCCGCTCCGAAGCGTTCCGAAGCATAGAGTTAGAGACCTTCAGGTCAGCGGTGTACGAGAGCATACCCGAAGCCCTTTCGACCGTGCGGCGCCTGCTTGGGGCTGACGTTGACCACGGAGCCGCAGGACTGGCTGAAGCGGGACGGATGGCACGCTGGACGCTGGAGGGGACAGGTATCATACGGCAGGCCGGTGTTCCGGCGGCGGTTGTGGCCCTCGCACCCATCGCATCCCCTGATGGACCTGCCCCGGCAGTCAGCGCATCGTCAGACCTGCCCCCGCTCGACGCAGAATGGACGGTGGTTGAGACCCCGGAGCCGGTGGAGGGTTCCCAGGCCAACCGAGACCAGGCAGACCAGGGCTAGCCAGCCCGTGTCCCATGGTGTCCGGCGGGACAGACGGGACGGGCGGGACGGTGCCTCGCTCAAGACTTGGCAAGACTTGGGGCCGGTGTCCTTCTCATGCCCTGATTCAGCGAGGATCAAGACTCGACGGCGGGAACCAGGCGAGCACCCAGCGAGCCCACGTCGAAGGGGCATCTGTTCACCCACTCCCCCCGCTTCCGCACGCACCGATATACCTAGTACTTCTCGCCGCCAGATACCCACCCCCCAATGGTTACAGGTACCCCCCCATTGTCCATATATAGGGGGACCCATTTTTGGTGATGGGACCCAAAGTGTCTTTTATTGTGTTGTGTTTACTTGTGACCTACACAAGGGCTTGACAATCTACAGTTCCTTACGGGTAGTTTATCTCTTCGGGCGCGCAGGATTATCTCCCCTTCCAGGGGGAAGGTCATAGCCCCTCCCCCCCGGACCCCCCCTTGCCTAGTATCGCAGACAAGCTGCGACACGGTGTTGTTTAGAATGGAACGTCATCATCTTGCACTGAGGGACGGCTTTGACTTTCTTCCCTGTTGGGTCTGTCTTCCCGTCTCTGCTTTCGTTCTTTCTGTTCTTCGGGGCACGACCAGTAGTGGGATTCGTAGAGTGTGGCTTGTTTGACGAGCGCGGCTTCCTTTCCGTCTCCGGGCTCGACCTCAATCAGCCACCGCATTGGGTTTGGGTTTACCATCTCGAATCTTTCGAGTCCCGAGCGCGGGTCCTGTTTTCGTACCCACCACGTCTTTGCTCCGCATTTTTTACATTCTGCCATTGTTTCTCTCCATCGCCGAGAATGTCGGCGCTCCTTTGGCCCACGGTGTCCAGATGACAACGCAGGATGGTGCGGGCGCAGGGTAGTCTGCGGGCACACCGTTGCTTTCAAACCGAATCCTACCTCGGATGAGTCTTACTTCGGATGCCCGCATTACGTGTTCGTGCCACCATGATGTGTCGGTGCGGGCGAATGTCAGCATTGCGACGACGCAGTTGTTGTTCATGGCCTCGGCGTATGCCTTCTCCGTCCACTGTTTGATGCCCCGGCCGTATGGAGGGTTTACGAAGACCGGGCACGGCGTTCCGAATACGGTTACGTTCCATGAGCGCGAGAGCGCATCGTCCTTCTCCGTGAAGTATCGGCCGCACTTGAAGTTGTGAAACGAGGCCGCAGCGTCAAGCATGAACCCAAACTCATCGTTTAGCTCACGATAAAGCCATAGCGGAGTCTCCCAATCCTGCTTGTCACTCGACACAAGCTGCGGTTCTACCAAGCTCATAAGATCATACCCTTCGGCCACGCATACAAACGGTCGCCCACCTTGTAGTCCTCCATCAGGCGACTGCCAAACTCAGTGCGAACATCGCCCTCGATCGTGTACTTGTTGCCCTCGCAGCCCTCGACGGTGACGCATATCTTGGTTCCAGCACCACGGACCTGCAATACGGTGGCAGGAAGCTGGGCCGTAGGCACACCACGACCCTCCTTGCTGTCGGAACCCGTGGCAACACCCCAGCGAGAACCAACCCCCGTGATGACCTCACGCACATAGCCAAGGCGTTTTAGAGACTTCAGGGCACGCAGCGCACGACTCGTGTCGTAACTCTTGCTGCCCTCGCCGTGATACCACTCCAAACGCCGCGCAAGAGTACGGGCCTGCATCGTTGAGCCCTTCTCTTTTAGCATTGATAGAGCGGTTCGTTCGTCAGGCTTTAGGTTCATTGGTGACACCTCGCTTTCTTTCGTTGAAACACCTCATGCAGATGACCTCATCACCCGCAAAAAAGTGGCCAGCCATCATGATCGAGTCTAGGGTCCTCTCACACACAGGGCACTCAACCTTGGTGAATACAAACTTCTTGCCGTGCCATGGTTTCTTTTTAGCCATCTTCACCCCCTATAGGCTCACCGGCAGCCTCTCCGCACTCGGGGCAATTGATCTTACCCCGGTATGCCGCACCGCACTCGAAGCACACACGGTGCTCGTCCGGGTCATCCTGTCCAAAGACGCGATCCCAGCCGCAGCGATAGTCGTCGGTTGATGCTTTCGATGAGAATTTCTTGTTCAAGTATTTCATTTCAATCTCCAAAAGGTTGACGGTTCCGCCTTCCGTCAAGAACCTACCTCGCCATCCTGCGTTTTTAGACACTGACGCGACGCCGTTTAGGAGGGAGCCGGGTGATATTGAACCCGACCCCAGGCACGCAGGGTCACCTGTGAGTCCCTATTCTACCTCAAGGTGCTCCTTGAGATGCACGGTGCGTGCTGTCTCTTCCACCACCTCGCCATCAACCGTCTCCGCATCGTCGGTGATGTCCACGATGTCCATGCTCTCCGCACGCCTGCCGCCAAACTCCGAGGCGTCCTCGTTGGCAATGGCCTTGTGGAACCTGCGGACGCTACGGGGGAGCAGCTTGGAAAGCTGGCGGATCACAGTCTTCTTGGCCATCTCGTCGTACCAGTCACCCCATGGACCAGAAGGATTCTTACCCTGACCATGAGAAGCCTTACGTCGGCGCTCGATGTCCTCACGGGAGAAGACCACCATGTGAAGCCCGCCGTCCTTCATCTTGGCAACAGCATAGGCCGCAACAACGTCGCCCCGGTCTCCGTCCATGTAGGGCTCGTGAACAATGCTGCGGTTTAGACCAAGCTCATAACCGAACCTGTCTTCCTCGAAGACTGCTTCAGCGTAAATCTCGGAGATTTCACCACTGCGACGGGCTAGGTCGATAAGCCCCTGGTAGGCATACATAAGCCGTGCCTTGCCCTTGAATGGCACAAGATACGCTCCGCCGATAGGGCCGGTGGGCTCAAGGCCAGCCTGGACAGCCTCGATACAGGCGTCTGCGATAGACACCATCCCAGGCTTCGTGGTCATGCATTCCGCCAGCCTTGGGGACTTGCGCACCTCGTAGAGCACAATCTCAATCATGCGATCCACGTTCACGTCCGTACCCATGGCCGCACGGGAAATAGCAGCCTTCACCTTGTCCGTCGTCATGAACGATCGGAAGTTTGTAATTGCAGTTGTCATTATTCGTTCTCCTTCAGGGTGACCCTGAACCTGCGTCCACCTCGGGACTCTTTTGTATTCTCTGCGATAACCTCTGGCGTTGCGCCCATAGCCCGTGCAACAGCCTGCCAGTCAACGCGCTTGCTTCCTTTGGCCTTCTTCCAAGACACCTTGGCCGTGCTGCCGTCCTCAAGCTCAAAGCCCTCAAAGCCAGAAGAGTCTTCAAGCTCCGTCTTTATCTGTCGGGCAATGTGGTCAACGGCGTCCTTGTACTGCGCAGCCTTTAGCTTGGTGTCACGGTACTGCTCCACCAAAGCCTTGGCCTTGGCTGACGGTTCCACAATCTCACCATTGTCCGCAGGATGAACCTGGCAAAACAGGCGGAACGTGGAGTCTTCGTTGTCAGACTCCGGTGCCACGCCCTTTAGAACATGCTCGTTCCAAAACTTTGTGACACGGTGCGTCAGTAGTCGCTCAATCTCGGTGTCCCGGTTGATGTGGTAGATACGAAAGCTGCGGCGCTTGAGGTTCAAAACCGCAATGTCGCATCTGTCCACGTCGCACACCGACATCTGCTGGGTGACCTGTACCATGTAATGAAGGGGAACCTCGTCCGTGCCGGGTGCGCCCCAATCCTTATCGCTTGTGGTTGTCTTGATTTCCACAATGTGGTTGTCGGCAAAGGCGTCAGGGGTAGCCAGGATGTGATCGTGCTTGGGGTGGCGTAACGTCTCACCAGGAGACTCCACCTTTAGCCCCATCACGTCGCTGTACTTTTGCAGCACAGCACCCTCAAGCCGATTACCCCACTCCATAGCAGGGGTCTGCTCAACCTCTACTACGCCAACCTTTACCATCCAGACATCCAGGGCGTTCTGCCACGGAGAGAGGCCCACCACAGCAGGGGATTCGGATGCTCCGACCCCGGTGCTTCGGATCGCCATGTCTAGCTTCTTCTTTGTCATGCACTTCTCCTAACCATCTTGAGCACAGCATCATGCTCGCAGGAGCGGATAGCCGCCCATGCGTCCACGGGGTGCTCACGTTTCGACGCCGTAACCCTGTCCAGCAGCCTTCCAGCATCAGCGTCACGCTTACGAAGAACGCTCTCTATGTCAGCCTTCGATGCGCTTCTGCTGCCAGTAACGGCGTGCTTTATATCCTGGGGGCTCACAGAGAGTAGCGGCAGGTCTTCAAGAAGACATAGCGTGTTCAGACTGCCAAACACCATGCCCAGCTTTGCCGCAGTGCCGCTATGACGTGGCGGAGAAAAGGACTCCGTACACACCAGCATCACACGGTACTCGCGAACAATCTCATGCAGGTCCGCAACAATCTCTGTAAGGCGACGGTTGATGTCATCGTTCTGTCGGACGTTCCGCTTCTTGGCCGATGGCTTCGTGGTGATCACACCAAGCTCATGCAGCCGGTCATCACCAGGAGCCCTGCCAAGCTCAACAAGGGCGTAGCCAAAGTTGGCAATGCCTGGATCGCAGCCGAGAACGTAAGCCATTACTCGTCCTCGCGTACGCAGCCCCGAACGCCCTCCGTCAGATCGCTGAGTCCCATTTGGTCGAGCTTGCCGATTAGGTCAGTTGTTTCCCTAACAAACCCAGCGGGGTCCTCAATGTTATCCATCGCAGCCCAGCAGGCGTTTACCCTTGTCGGCCAGTGTAGGTAGCGGTACTTGCTGTTCCCGCGGCCGATCCACTGGGGGTTCCTGTTTTGCTGTGCGCCCATTACTTGTCCTCTCCTTCCGTGTTTTTGATAAGCCATTCGTTCAACGCCTCGCGAACAATCGCAGCCTTTGACTTGTTGGACTGCTCGGCAAAAGCCTCAAGCTCCGCCATCTGTGCGGGTGTGAAGTAACAACCAAAAAGTATCATGCCCATGTTGGACCTCCTGTTATTTCGTACATGCCATTGTATATAATGATATATAATTTGGAGTCAACAGTTTTTTGATGGCTTGACGAATCATCTAGTCTAAACAAGACTAGGTGCGGCGGCAGAGTATCCGGCATGGGGCCGGGGATAACTATCAGTGCCTTGCTAAAAAGGAAGATTCAAATGGGTATCAAGAACAGGAACATTGAAGACGGGGCGCAAATCTCCATGGCGAAGCTGGCCCTAACGAAAGGCCCTCGCGTGTTTTGGGACGATTTCGACGACACCTCTATCACCGATATTGGTTCCCAGTACGGATTCAACCTGAACAAAACGGGATCAGCGGACGCTCCACAGGTTGCCGATAACAGCGTTGTTGAGATGTACATTGACGGCAACAACGAGGTTCTTCTCATCAGCCAGGACTCTCACTGGAGCAACGCCAAAGAATGCACGATGGAGGCCCTCATCTCCCGAGTGAACCGGATCACCAACATCGAGATTCGTGTTGGCTTTGCATCTGCGGCACAGATTACCGCCATGAACAACATGGAAGACGCCGACAAAGACTGGGCGTACATTGAGCTTGATACCGGAACCGCTACCGACTGGGCCGTTCGATCCAAGATTGCGAGCGGAACAGAGACGGTCACACGCACTGGGATCATCCCCGGCGCAGGCACCGACGATCACGAGCTAAAGGTTCGACTCACCGCCTCCGAGGGAGTTATCGCAACGATCGGAGACAGGGAGATTTTCCACGGCACAAACATAATTACAGACAAGACGGACTGGCAACCGTTTGTGTACGTGAAGACCCTTCAGGCGGGAGCAACCACTGTTTGGCTTGACTCCTTTGCCGCCTACGAAAACAGGCGGGCCTAATGGCGTACCGTTACAAAAGGGACAAGTCGGGTAAGAAGGTGGCTGTCGGTGTAAAGAAGGCAAAGAAGGCTGCGACAAAAAAGAAAGCAGCCGCCAAGAAAAAGCCCGCTGCCAAGAAAAAGCCCGCCGCTAAAAAGAAGAAGGCAGAGTAATGTCCGACCTCCGATACACGCTCAAGTACGACGTGACGGATACAACCGGAGACTACTCGTCCGCATCCCCGCATCGGGCAATCACCAGGATCCTGTCCATATCGAAGGCCGAATACTCGGAGCGAGTACACAGGATAGCGGCGAACACGGCACTCTCTCTTACCAGCCAGAACCTACGGGACGGTGTGCTGTACCCGCAAGCGGTGGCCATCAGCCTGCTGAAAGACAGCGGAACGTACCTTGGCGTGTCCAGGGCCGGGGCAGCAGCGGAAGAGTGGATGATCTCGAAGGGTGGGTGGTTCTTCGCAGAGGTGGAGCCAGGGCAGCTTACCGATGTTCTGCTGGCCAACAAGGCGGCGGAAGAGGTGGCGGTGCGTGTTCTAATCTTTGGCTCAAACGATCAAACCGAGGCGACCAAGACGGACCTGGCATCCTATAGCGGTTCGTAGTGCCGTTTGCCTCGAAAGCACAGCGTAGAAAGTTTCACGCTATGTACAGGCGGGGTGAGATCGACAAGAAGACGCTCGATAAGTTTGAGAAAGAGACCGGGGACAAGAAGCTGCCGGAGCGATCCAAGACTTCGGGAGCGGAAAAGACCAGGCAGTACAAGCGAAAGAAGAAGGTGCGAGAAGCTGCAAAGTCGATAGGCAAGAGGTTCCGAAGTGGCAAGTGACCAAGACCTGTTGATGATGCAGTTGCTCCAGCAGCAGCAACCACAGCCACAACCACAACCGCTGCCGATAGAGCAGCAGGCTGTGATCGACGCCCTCCAAGAGCAGGGGCCTATGTCTTCCGGTGGTGAGATAGAGGACCTGTTGTCGGGACTGTACGGGTCAGCGCAGTTTCACCCCGCAGGCGGCAGAGGGCCAGGTTATCTCGGACTGCTCATGCGGTCAGGCGACGAACCAGTGGGTGCTCCGGCCCCGTTCAATGAACAGGCCCTCGTGGATGCGATTACGATGGCAGGGGAAATGGGTCAGCGCGGAACACCGCGAAGGGTGGTCGGGGAGCAGGCACAGCAGCAGGCGCTTCAACACGCAGCGGTTCCCCCTGTTACCAAAAAGCAGCGGAAAGCATCAAGACTTGCAGCGGACTCTGCCCAGCACGTTGTTCAGGTTCACCCCAAGCCCAACACGCCAGAGTATGAGCAAAGAGAGTCGGCGCCGTACATCAACCCCGTTCAGGCCAGACCGTTCAAAGACGAGCTTGCAGAGCTAAAGGACCTGGACAAGCTCAGTGTGAAAAAGCGGCGCATAGAAGTAAAGCACTTCACGGCAGCAGACCCGGCAAAGGAGACCGGGCTAACATCGGTACACATGGGCACCGGAAGCGAGGGTGCAGAGAAGGGTCGGCGTCACTACCACAATTACCAGGACAGGATTTGGCTTTACCCCAAGGGCACCCCAAGGGAGTCAATGGTGCGGGGTACCCGCCTTGATTTTACTTTAGAGGCGAAGCTCTACGACATAAGAAAAGACCCGCATGGTGTTTTGGATGCTGCGAGAAAAACCGTCGAAATGGGGAACGGACCCCGTGGGTATTTTACGGGTGGAGGGTTCAGGGAGGACCCCGCTGGCCGTCTGCGGCGAGACGATTACAATCTGGAAAACGAGATGGAAAGGATCCTCGGGAAGCTAGGTTTTGATGGGTACGTTGCAGGTCACAGGGGAGACGAAGAGGTTGTTGTTCTTCTGAACAGGGACCTGCCCGAGGCTGTTCGGGTGGGCACGGGGCGCCACCATACACCCTCGTACCTGATGGGTTCAGTGCAGCCAACGGGGACCGAGCAGGAGAGCTACCAGATGGTAGACCATCTGCTCCGCACCCAGAACAAGGAAAACCTGATCGATGCAGCAGGAAGGGCCACCTCTTTAGCAGAAAGGTCTGGTGTTTATGTGAGCCCTACGTTTGTGACAAATTCGCTTGGCTACTGGCAGGGCAGCTATGAGGCTTCCGGCCTGATGAAGGTGAAGGGCTCGGACAAAGACATTGCAAGATACGCGTCACTCATGGCGACATCATCTGACCAGGACTCGGTTGGGTCGTTTCGGGCTCCCTATAAGAACGAGTCACCAAACGCTATACTGATCAGGGGAAGGGTTGAGCTAAGTATGCAGGAAGCCGTGGACGCCATGGATGAGATGGGCATTGATGGCATGACCATGTTTCCAGAAAAGGCGCTCGGGAGCCAGAAAGAGTCGGTTAGGTTTTTGGCCGTTGAAAACAAGGACACTGTTGACGACCTGCTAAAGAAGCTGAAAGAAAAGGGCGCTGAGGTTTTCAAGAGAGATGACGTGGTGGTTAGGTGGCACGTCCCCGGAGAGTACGACGACGAGCTTGAGCAGTCCATTGTTGAAGAGGCACGGAGGCAGGGAAATGAGCACAGAGAAAACTGGGAAAGATGGACCGAAGAAGGAAGGGAAGGAGGAAAAGGACTGGTTTTTGGAGGACCTGAAAGAGGGGGAGCATCTGCTTCTTCTCCGACGAGGTGGGAAGAGAAAGTAAAGCTAAAGCCTGGGGTAAAAAGACACGGTGGGATCATCTCTCCAGTAATGCCAGACCGAAGGTCAAGGGAGCAGATAATGCGGTCCAGACTGAGACGAGCCCTTCAGTATGTGCCTAAATGAGCATACCCTGGTACATCGAGCCAGAGCAGGTAAATCTCTACAAGGCGTGGGACAAAAAGCTGAAGGACGGAGACCCCTCCGCAATCGACGAGACCATGCAGCTTATCAAGGCGAGCCCAGCCTTTCTGCTGCATAACTACACCCAGATTCAGGACAAGAGCTTTCGCCTTGTGCCGTTTCGCAACTGGTCACCTCCGCAGAAGAAGCTCTACCGGGTGGTGCGCAACCTCGTAAGACTACGAAGGCCCGTTCGGATCGTGATCGTAAAGCCTCGGCAGACGGGCATCTCAACACTAACGGAGGGCATGTGCTACTGGAACACGGCCTTCCACCCCAATCGAACAAGTCTTATCGCAGCACAGGAAGACGATGCTGCAACCCGCATCTTCGAGATGTTCCGTGTGTATTACGCCAGCACGCCCGAGGCCATACGGCCACCGGCAGATAAGTTTACAACCGATGAGATTAGGTTCGGTGAGCAGAAGAGTAAGCAGCTAGGTCTGGCCTCACGCATCATCACCAAGACTGCGGCGCTTGGGTCCACCAGGAAAAGCGAGGCAGGCAAAGGACGTGGTGGAACATACAGCTTCGTTCATGGGTCGGAGGTTGCGTTCTGGCCTAGCCCCAAAAGATTCATCGTCGGTATTGAAGACGGTATCCCAGACCAGCCAAACACCTACTTCTTCCTAGAGTCTACAGCCAACGGCGTCGGCAACTGGTTTCACCAGAGATGGTCTCGTGCGTCAGAGGGCTGGCGAATGAAGCACGACGACAGCGGAAGCCTGCGGTGGATGAGAACAGAGTCCAACAACTCTCTGTGGATCCCGTTCTTTATCTCATGGCTTGAGCAGCCCGAGTACCAAATGCCAATCGCCAACGGCAAAGAGGAAAGGGAGAGGGCGTACTACACCAAGCACCTCGACAAAGACGAACGAAGACTCGTCAAAGAGTTTGGCGCTACCCTCGAACAGATCGAGTGGCGCAGGTATCAGATCGAAAAGAAGAACGGCGACATGGAGCTTTTCAACCAAGAGTTTCCAGCGGAGCCAAAGGATGCCTTCGTGTTCTCTGGCAACAAGGTGTTTGACCTTGGGGCGATGCAGACATACGACGACCAGACTAGGGACGAGAAGTGCGAGAGAGGTCACCTCGTCAAAGACAGCGGCAAGTATTGGGTCAGCCAGGACCCTCACGGCCCCCTGAAGATATTCAAGCGACCACTTGAGGGTAGGTCATACGTCATCGGGGCAGACCCATGCGAGGGGCGTGGCAGGGTGGGCGATAACGCCTGTGCTCAAGTCTTGTGCTCATCCTCACCCAACCCTGACGAGGCTTGGGAGCAGGTTGCGGTGTTCAATGCGAGGGTCGATCCAGACGAGTTCGCGCAAATCATATACGACCTGGGCCAGTATTATGGTGAGGCGTTCTTGATTGTTGAAAGACTCGGAGGCGGCCAGCAGGTATGCACCATGCTCCAGAAGATGAATTACTGGAACAGGTACAGACGGCGAGAGTGGGACAAGGTGAGCAACCAGTTCACCTTGAAGTGGGACTGGCAGACCAACACCAAGTCTAGGTCTATGCTCGTTGCTGCGCTTCGAGGTGCGATACGTCAGAGGCAGGTCAAGATAAACGACAACGATACCGTGCAAGAGTTGATGGGGTGGACCAGGGTGAAGGGCGCCAGGGGCACAACAAAGGAGGCACCCGCAGACTCGGACGGGCACGATGACCGCATCATTGCTTTAGGTCTAGCCGTTCAGGGCGGCATCCTTGACAACCCAGCCGAAGACGATGAGACTCAAGGGACTAGCCGTGCCATAGAAGACGAGCCAAGGAAGTTTCGGTACAGGAACAACGAGGCAAATCGACGCAACGGTACGGATTTCGGAAACCATTGGTAACGGAGACTACAATGTCCAAGCCAGCAAACGGAAAGTCGAAGGATAACTTCTTCCCCAAAAGCACCAACCCTAACTCGGGTATGAACAAGCAAGTGGACCTCGCCACCCTCAAGGGTAAGGGCTCCTACAAAGCTGTTCCTCCCAAGTCCAGCATCTAAATAGGTTTGGATGCGGCGGCATTATCGGTCGCCGTTAGCGGCGCAGTTGCGTTTATTGCAAGTGTAAGCGCAGTCATCTGCGTCTTCGTTCTCGCACGTTCCGCTAGAGAGCGACGCACAGACTTCCTTCGTGCCATTGTCATTGAACGGCAGGCGCAGTTGGCGACGAACGCCTACGAGCTACCTGCGCGTGAAGCCTTGTCCCCAGACAGCGAATTGGTTGACGAGGGCCAGAGGCACGAGCCTTTGGCAACGCAAGTACAAAGCTATCAATCAACAGAGATGCGCAAGGCCATGGTGGAGTCCAGGTTGAACCCTGACGATCCCGAAGACGTGAGCCTGTACATCGCCATGCTTGAGTCTGGGTTGGACCCAACGCACCCGGACGATGTTGCTTACTGGAACATGAGAGAGGGTATGTAGGATGGCTGAATACGGAAGCTCGCCCGTTGGAGAGATGGACCTCGGCACGACGAGCCCAGGCAAGAAGTGGTCTGGTTTGCCGGGTAAGGATCGTCCGCAGGCGATGGCCGCTTATGTGGATCGTCTGTTTGGTCAGGCCAGAACGCTGCGCCGTCAGGACGAAGTAAACTGGTACATCGACATCAAGTATCTCGGTGGCGACCAGTGGGTTAGCTGGGATCCCCGCAAGAGCGCACTGTACAACCGTCCGAAGAAACCCTGGCGCATCCGACAAACAATCAACCACCTTCGGTCCTCGATGGAGGTGCTGGTCAACGTCATTACCCAGCAGCACGCACGCATCCAGGCAACGCCAGCCTCTTCAGAGCCAGAAGACAGGCAGGGCGCAAAGGCGGCAGAGAAGCTCTGGAACTACCTGTGGCAGACAAACGACATGGACGAGCAGATCGACGAGCTTGTCCACTGGATGTTCTGCTGCTCACGGGGGATCATGAAGGTTGGCTGGGATGAGACGGCGGGCGAAGTTGTCAGCCTCCCAGACTACGAGTCTCCCATGACGGAGGCAGATGTCCTTGCAGGACCAGGCTTTGAGCCGCCAAACATGGACATTCCTGTAGGTGAGATCGTCTGTAGCGTTGTCCCCACGTTCAACTTCTTTATCGACCCTGCGGCAACCTCCATAGAGAAGGCCAGGTGGTGCGGCGATGTAGGATACATGCACATCTCCGAGGCGATGGAGCGGTGGCCAGAAGCGGGAGAGCTTGAGGCAGATGGCGGAAGCGAGGCTTGGTTCAACTACGCTCGCAAGCTCATCACCAACTACTCCGATCGATCTTCAGCGGAAGACTTCAATGACACTGTAACCGTCAAAGAGATTTACTTTCGCCCAGACGGCAAGTACCCCAACGGCAGGAAGGTTGTGGTCGCTGGCGGCAAGGTTGTCGAGGATGTTGAGTCTCCGTTCGGTGGCAACTTCCCTTATGTGGACTTCCTCTGCTACCGCAACCCCGGCAGTTATTGGGGCCAGTCTGCTGTAAACCTTGGCCGCAACGCACAGACCAGCTTCAACCGATACCGAAGTCTTGTCATGGAGGCGTTGCTCAAGCACAACAACCATCAGTGGGCCGTGGCAAAGGGTAGCGGTGTAAAGCGTACCGACCTCACGGATGAGCCGGGTAACGTGTTTTACTACAACCCGGTTGGTGTGGATCCCGTAAAGGCGCTCCACCCCCCGCCTCTCCCTGGCGCATGGCAGCAGCTTCTCGGCCTGGACCTTCAGGACATGCGGGACCAGATGGGTGTGGTTGACGTGCTGCGTGGCGTGAACCCCCCAGGTGTGCGCTCTGGTCGCAGCCTTGCCTACCTGCAAGAGCAGACGCTTGGCCGCCACGGTCCTATGGTCCGTAGGTTTGAGCGAAGTCTTGCGAAGCTCGGTAAGCTCTGGCTGTTCATGGCCCAGAAGTTTTACGCAGAAGACCGGATGCTTCCCATCGTTGGGGATGGCAACAAGGTTGAGGCTTACCGTCTGAAGCAGAGTGACCTGCTGTCGGCAACGAACATCATTGTTACGGCGGGATCGGTTATGCCCGAGTCCAAAGCAGCCCGCCAAGACTTCGTGATGACCATGTTCCAGAACGGCATGATTGTTACCGAAGAGGGTTTACCTGATACGCAGAAAGCCCTGCGCATGATGGACATGGCTTCCAAGGGAGACCTCTATGACTCCGACGAGGACAGCCGTGGCTGGGCGATGGAAGAGAACGAGAAGATGTGGAGCGGCGAGCCCATTATGCCAGAGCCGCACGACAACCACCCACTGCACGCAGAGGTTCATGTTGCGTTCATGAGAACCTCCAGGTTCCGAGACCTGCCACCCGAAAGGCAGGACTTGTTTCGCCAGCATTTGGATAGGCACATCGAGTACCTCAATCTCGACAGTATGCCCGCAGAGGAACCCACCTTGGCGGAAGGCGGCGGTATGCCTGAAGAGGATATGCGTGGTGGTGGCGGAGGCCCAGAGCCAAGGACCGACATGAGGGGCGGTCCAGAATAAGTCTTACAAGACTTACTTGACACATCGTCATTTTTTGTCCCAATCTATTTTGGGTTTAGAAACCGCGCTCGGTTCCCAGCGCCGTCAAGGCTGGTAGCGGGAGAAGAACTATGGAACAGGCAGAAGGGCAAGAGTTGGCAGAGCAGCTAAACGCTGATCTACCTCAAGAGCAAGAGCAGGCTCCGGTACTTCAAGAGTCGGAATCACCCCCGTTAGAGGTGGCTGAAGCCGAGACTGCGACGGATTCGGAGTACGTTGAAGCAAGTGCAGACGAGGCTCGCAAGAACAATTACGTTCCTTATGACCGCTTTCGAGAGGTTATTGAGGCCCGTAAAGCTGCGGAAGCCAGGGTTCGTGAGCAGGAGAATCTGTTTGCCCATTACAGGCAGCAGTCTCTTCAGCCTCAGCCGGTTGCACAGGAAGACTTGTACTCTTATGACGAAGACGATCCTCTTGAGATTGCAAGGGCAGCGGTCAAGCGTGCGGCGGATCTTGAACAAAAGCTGGAGGCCAAAGAGCAGGCAGCTAATGTTCGTGCAGAGATCCAACGCCACGTCACCAATCTCGGTTTCCGAGACCAGGGGCGTGCGTCGCAGCAAATCCAAAGGGATATTGTCTATGCGCTTCAGACGACAGGACAGCTACCCGACCTTGAGACAGTTGCCCGAGACCTGCGCCAGTCTGAGATCGAATACGAAAAGAACATTATTTCTGAATACACTCAGCGCAAGCGATCTCCCGATGCTCGTGCAGCATCACAGCGCCCATCATCGCCACCAGTGGTTGAAGCGCCAGCGCCCAAAGCAACGGGCTGGGGCAACGCCACGAGTAGCGTTCTTGATAGGCTCAAGGGTAACCGCTAGCTCTGCGTGGGGAGCAGCGTAAATGGCTATTGATAGCAGCGAAGGCGTTGTATCGCATGGTGGTTCTACCACCGGGGGTACCGCTACTGGTAATCTGGGACCAGTCCTCATGGAGGAATGGGGTCCAGAGGTAACCTCACAATTCAACAATGAGTCTCTGCTTATGCAGATTCTCGAAGACGGCGCCGACCACCAAGACTGGGATGGCGAGTATGTGGTTGAGCCTCTTCACACTGGGCGTAACCGTGCCGGTGGTCCTGGTGGCGAGACCGATGACTACCCGAGTCCTGGCAACCAGGGCTTCAACCAACTCCAGATCGGAACGTGCTTTTACCGCACCACGGGTCAGATTACCTCGAAGGCCATGAAGGTCGCAGAGCAGGGCAACCGCTCCGCAATCAAGGGTCTTCAGTCTGACATCCAGGGCGGCTTGCGCGATCTCATCATGGAGATTGGCATCGACATGTACGGTAACCCTGCTGGTGCCCTGGCTGTCGTGAAATCCTACGATAACGCTAGCGACACCGTTACGGTCCATGACACGCTTGGTGCCTCTATCCTTGCTGGCAACCGCCTAGCGGAAACTCACGGTACTCGTTACCTTTCCGGTAGCCGCAACCAGCTTCTCATGGGTATCGACATTGACGAGGCAGATGGTGGTGCCGATACCGTCCGGGGAAGGCTGTATGTCAACACCGTGGGCAGCCGCACCACGTTTGTCCACGGCTCGGACGCAGTTAGTGAGGCTACCGGACCCAACTTGCAAGACGGCGACTTGCTTATTCGTGCGCCGTCCAGCAACAGCAGCGACACGTTCACCACAGCGGCAGACCAGATGAGGATCTCCCTGGCTGGTCTGGACTACCTGGCTGACGACGGAACCACGTCGCACGCCTACCTCGATAACGATTACTTTGGGATCGATCGTTCTGCTAACGACATTCTTGATGCCCACGTTCGCAACCTTGCGGGCGCAGACATCACGGAGACCGTGCTGCAAGACTTCCTCGATGCCATCGCAGAGCGTTCGGGCGAGGTTCCAGACTGCTTGTTGATGCACCGCTCGGTGCGCACCAAGTTCGCACAGCAGTTCACCAGCGATCGACGCTTCGTCCCGCAGGAGTTTGCTGGCGGCTGGAAGGGTGAGTACCTCGTGTACAATCCGGGCGACGGTGACATCCACGTTTATGTGGATCGCCTTTGCCCCTATCGCACCATCTTCGCCATCAACAAGACGTACTTGAAGAAGTACATGCTGAGCCCTGCTCACCTTGTTGAGTACGATGGTTCGATGCTGCGCCAGAACGGCAACGCTCCGGTTTGGCAGTGGGCCATGGAGACCGACTTGCAGCTTGCCTGCACCAAGCCCAACACGCTTGGTAAGTTGATCGACGTGAACGCTGACGCAACCTTCGGTGTTGCTGGCTTCAGGCCAGAGCTTTAGGTGTCAGGTGGGCTTCAGATTGGTGCTGGGCGTTCTACTCCTGGCGTTTCGAGAAAGAAGCCCACGTTTGCGCGGGCCTGGGCGGCAAGTGTTCCTGCATTGGACGCACCGCCTGGGCTCGCGCCTTCCGTTTCGTTTATGCGTGCCCTGCATGACCGATACCCCGAGGTAACAATTCGTTATGACCGTCGCCCTCAGCGGCGATGCTTTGTGCTGTGGGAGAAGACTCGCACTGGACATTGGGTTGTCATAAAGGACGTGCCCCGAGGCATGGGCATCGACCGCAGGATCATTGACTACCTAAACCTTTGCGACATGGCCAAGAGCCCCAGCGTTCAGGCCATCATCAACAAGGTTGATCAGCGGGCGGCAGAGCTAAAGCGGAAACGGGTTGAGCGATCGAAGAGGAAGCATCAGGTAGACTGGGACCACATCATGTGGGCAGCAACAAAGGACGCAGCAGAGGCAGAGTCCTACCCCATGGGCGTGTTCTCGCAAGTGCCGGGGTCATATAATGAACCTAGCTGAGATACGTCAGTCTGTTCGTGACGATATAGATGAGGCGGAGGCCGCTTTCTGGTCTGACGCCTTGCTCAACAGGTACATCAACCGAAGCTATCGGTGGTGCCGTAGTCACATTAGCCAGCTTGATGAAGAGTTCTTTCAAAGGACTTACGAGTTTACATATCCTGGCGGCAGCCGAGAGGCGTCGCTTGTCTCCATGGGCTTACCCCGTGAGCCTCTTTCGTTTGTGATCCTTTCGGACATCACCAACGACAACGACCAGGGCGTGAAGCTGGACCACATCACGATGAGTGAGGCGGAAGAGTTTTACCAGTCGTTTGATGAGAGGACGGGGGTTTCCAGCACGCGGGTTTACGGCCCCTCATATTACCTATCAGGTGACGCTGGGGGTCAGAGAACGATGGGCTACCGCCCCGTTCCAAGCACATCACGATCGTTGCGTGCTGTGGTCAAGACTCAAACCAATGAGCTTACGAGAGACCAGGACAGGCCGGATATCCCCGAAGACTTCCACGAGGCTATCATCCTTCGTGCGGTGATCCTCGCAAAGAAGAGAGAGGAAGCTCCGGTTGTAGACTACGAGCGAGAGTTGGCGAGGGTAATGGAGACTGCGATGATGACGTTGGATGGCCGTCATGCCGACAACGCACACCGCGTAATCGTTACTGATTCAGAGTTTTATAACTATTGAGGTGACCTATGGCCTTGTATGCCGTGATGATGGAAGACGAAGACCTGCGCAAGAGTCCGTATTTTGAGCCGGACCCGAAGAAAAGCCGTGCCCATACGGTGTGCGCAACCCTGGATGACAACAAGAAGGCGTGCATTCAGATGTTTTTGCACTCACAAAGGTACAGGCTTTACCCCTTTGAGGTGGCCGAGGTGCCCTCGGTCTCAGAGAACCGCTTTCGCAAGCTGGCCCACGCTATGAGCGGGCTCGGTGTTCGTGAGATTCGTCGCAACTCCGAAGACGAGAGAGCCCTCTACGAGCGTAAGCACGGCAAGGTCGAGCCAAAGGCCGAAGCAAAGCCCGCACCCATTCCTTCCTCGAAGGTCTTGATGCGCCTGAACGCAGAAGACCTACAGGAGATCGCTGAGTTTGCCGGAGTAAAGGTGGCAGACGATGCAGAGAAGGCCACCTACATCGCTGCGCTAGAAGCAGCCAGGGGCTAGAGGTGGCAACCCCCCGAGAGGTGCTGCGTATGGAGCGTCTTCGGGGGCTCCACGAGTTTCCTGAGAAGGCTCCAATCGGTAGCGCACGAGAGGCGCTCAACGTGGAGTACCGCTATGGTGGCGTGTCTCGCCGCCGTGGGTGCATTAGCTCCGGGGAGGTTTCGGAGCAAAAGAGACTTACCAGGGGTGGCCAGGATTACGTCACGCAGAGGCAGGTCGGCCTTGGTGTGTGGGACTGGTTTCTTGCAGACGGGCGAAAGTTTCAGATCATCGCCTGGGCAGAGGAAC